GATGCGGGATCGTCTTCGCGACCGCGGCGAAGTTCGATAGTGGCGCCCTCACCGTATTCTTCAAAGTTAACGATAGTCTTTAACGTTGACAGATTAGGCATACCGAATGTGCCGATAAAGTCTGCCACTGGCTGCTTGAATTCTCCGGTAATAACAACTAGATCAGCAGCCGCTGCACTGATCTTAGTCTCAGTATCAGTGCCTTCGATCTTAACTGTATTGATGCACCCTAGTCCATGAGTATACTGGATTAGGTCTAGTAGGTAGTCCTTCATTCTCTTTTTCCTTTATAGTATTTAGGTTGTTATATTGTGTATAATAGTGGCTTTTATTACAAAAGTCAATGCTCTTGTTATCCGAAACTAAAGAGCGAACTGAATGTGCTATTAGTGTTTGTATCATTTCGGATTTTCCAATTCAGTACCCCTAACAGGTTCTCAATCTTCTCGTCAACTAGCTTGCGTTCCATATCAAGATCATCAAACGGCAGTTCTAGAAACCACTTAGGTAAACGTAGCTCATCAGTAGGATATGCTACAGAAGTGAAGCCTAATGGATTAGACTTCAGTGAACACACAACGACCTTCATCCCATCAACGATGCGCTGACTGTACTGGTCACCGTGCATGTCGCGCAAGCGATTGTAGTTGATCGCAGCCATAGCATGTCCGACGCCACACTTACCAGTCTTTTCAAAGTTGATAGTATGCTTTGTTAGATTGTTAACAGACTTAGGGGAACCTTTAGTCCAGCTATCTTGCTCGGACAGATATCGCTTAAACTCCTTGATTTTCTCAATGACATTATCACGGGGTTTACCTTCTTGAATGACCATGCACAGAACTTCCATGAGAAATGCCTGAACATACTTAGGAGTGTCAGCCCGCTTTAGGTCTAGACCCATAGCTTTGATCTCTCCTAGTTTACCTTCTTTATCCTTGCGCTTGCCTTCTTTATCAAAGATATTGATAGCATACCGCTTCTTCGTGATGAAGATAGCACGATCACCGATTAGTTCTCGACCAGCCTTGATGACTTCACCGTTCTTGCGAGGACAGTGGAACGACTTCTCCATGAACGCAGGGAAGCTTTCGTTTGTTTGCTCTGTAATGTTATCGTAAAGCGTGATACACATATCCTTAGTCCACTCTATTTCTCCACTATCAATCTGCTGCTTTAGTGCAGGATACGCAGTGAAGTAACAAGAGTCAGTATCACCATAGATAATAGCATTACCTTCGTGTGAGTACTCGCCTGTGATCGTCTCGTTTATCTGGCTCATCATATGACGAACAATCTGTCTACCAGACAATGTGACTGATTGACCGATGCGCTTGTCATAGAAACGACAATGCTCGTTTAGAAGTGCTCCGTATGCCGAGTTCAGTAGAATCTTACGAACAAGCTGTCGCTTGTCATAGTAGTCGTACATGTCGGTTCCATATGCTTCTCTAGCTTGCTTTTGGATAGTTTTACGTTCAGTATACCACCTAGAGAGCAGACCAGGAATAACTCCTTCTCTCTCATATGTAAAGATGGTGCCGTTAGCCGATAGAATGAGCGGCTTGTTGCTGTCAAAGATCATCTTCCAAATCTCAGCCGCAGACATCTCTACTGATCTACCATCTTCATAATCAATAGTAAGCACTGTGCCTCGCTCTTGATTCATGATAGCAGTATACTCTAGAGAGCCAAACAAGTTTTCCCAGAGAATAGCACCTATGACACCAGCGTCTTCACTGTAATCTCCAGACTTCTTCTTTTTCTTGTTCTTCTTTTCGGAACCCAGTCTCATGCTTTTTTCATGCATGTATTGCTCTGTCAGCGTTTGACGGACCTGCCCAACGATTGTTTCTGGAGACATGTTTAATGCACGAATGTCCGACGGATACAGTGAGTTGATATCTACTGCTCCAACATACTCATGCATACCTTCTTTTGGAATAGCAACGAACGCACCAGCAGCCGGCTGTTCAACGCCAGTGCTGTGATAACGTTTCTTGTCAGGAACGATCATTCCACGAGCGTGTGCTTCGTTGAAGATAGCCATCTCAACCATCGCCACCGAACCCATAACAGTCGGCATAAGCACACTGTTCTCGTGTGCTAGAGCATTAGCAAGATCAAGAAACTTTAGCTTATTATGAATCTTCACCATGAGCATGGTATCTTGTCTGTTATACTCCACGAACTTCTTGAAGTCCTTGTTGTAAAGTTGATCTAGCGACCCTTCATACTGAGTCTTGCGTTCGCCAACTTCCATCTCTCCAATAGCATCAAGCGAATAGCTGTGACGAGATTCATAGTTATACTTCTTGTAGAGTTGAAGATAGTCCATATGAATGCGCCCGACAAGATCGTATGTCGCTTCTTCCTTACCAAAACGCTCATAAGTACGAACCTTAGGAAGCTGTCCAAGAAGACAGAACCTGCGAGTATCATCCTTAGACATGATTCGTGTGACACGATTCACTGTATAGGGAATGTCGTATCCTTCAGAGTTCCAACCAGTCAGCACATCAGCATCTTCAATCAGTTGAAAGAAAGTCTCAAACATCTCTATCTCGGAACGAAATAGAAAACAGTTTGGAAGGTCCTTAGTCAACTCTCGTGCTGTCTCGTCAGTCATATGTTTCGGAGGCATAACGAGAGTGACTAGCTGATCTTCCCAATCAAGATAACAACTGATCGCAGTTACTGGATTGAACGGGTCATCTGTGGGACTGAAGCCTCGTTCGGGGTCAAAGTCCACTTCAATATCGAAGAAGCAAGTGTGAAGTTTCGGTGGTTCTACATTAAGATAGTTATCGGATAGACACCTGAAAACTACATTGACATCGCTTTCGAAAGTTTTCTTGCCACTATTAATCCTACGCTCTTTCTCAAACTCACTGCGTTTGCGAGAAGAGAACCGAGAGATAGGATCGCCATAGATAGAGCGATACTTACCCTTAGGGTCCGAATAATAAAAGACATAGTTCGTGGGGAACTCTTTATATGCTCGTTTACCTTCGGGAGTACGCTCTACCACATGAATGCGGTCTGCGTTAGAATCTAAGACAGCATCAACGTATGACATTAAACGGCCCGGCCGACGGTCTCCAAAATCTCATTAAGCGTTTCATTTTCTTCGTTAGTCTCAGCCAAGCGTTGCTTGTGTGCAATCTTGATGGCCTTCTTTAGCACGCCGGGCTTGATCTCAAGTTCTTCAGCAATTGCCTTGATAGTGTCGTTAAGTCCTTCGTTAAGAGTTTCAATCTCTTGAAGAACACTCGACCCTTCGTTGATCAGTTGCGTTAGCTTCAGCTTACCTTCAGCGTTAAACGTACGGTTGTTAGACATGTATACTCCTTCTATGTCTATGTGAGTATATAGACATTAGACAGCAAAGTCAAACAAATTGGTTCAGTTATTGGAAGATGTGGTGATTCTTTTCACCGTATATCTTAATATATTTTCCAGCAATCTCGTCTGCTTGGCGTTCAATCGGGCTACCAGGATAGCTGTCACCGAGCTTGATCTGGCCAAGTTCTTCTTGACGAATATGTACTAACTCGTGAATGACGGTCCTAAGAATGTCTACAAGATTTCTGTTCTTGGCATAAACCCATACGGAGTCTTCACCTTGAACATGTCTACCAGTGTGATGATTATCTTGAGCATCCTTAGTATCCATGCTCAACTCTATCTTAGGTAGACGCTCTATGTTTAACTTTTTTCCGGCCCATTCAGCACACTTCTGTACCTCAGTCTTAATGTCCAGATCATCATTACCTTCTTCGTCTAACTTGCCCTTGATCCATTTATCAGGAGTAGTCTTATATCGTTTGACGAACAGATCGTGCAGAGCTTTGCCTGTGATATGATGTTTTTCTGCTATCTTACGCATTAGTATGTCAATCGTATTATAATCGTGCTTAGCCAATGAGGGCAATCGCTTGGCTAGGTCGTTAACAGCCGATTCTACAATGATTTCGTTTCCGATCATACTGTATTTATCTCAGTGAAGCTATAAATTGTTCGGTCTTTTCTGTTCTAATGCCTGTAATCTGGAAAGTAACTCGAGGATCATGCCCGGCATTCGCTGTACAGTGTGGTATGTTTTGCCAATCAAAGTAGCTAACATCTCCTGCTTTCCATTGATTCCAATGGTAGTTGCCATACTCCCAAAACTGTCCAGGTTGCCAGTCTGTCAGTTGAATCATTATACGCATGACTCTATCGGGATCATCAGGGCACCATTTCTGTAGCTTGTCTATATGACGATTCCAAACTTGACCTGGCCACTGTATGTGAATACGCTCCATACAATCATCCAATCCAAACTGCTCAGTGATGTCATGCAGGCTTGCCGGGATGTTCCAATTGAGATTAGTGATGACCATCTTAGGGTCCGCACCCACTCTCTCAATGTCATACTCTTCTGCTAGCAAGTCTTCTCTAGGTCCAGGGATACCTTCACCTTTATACCCACGAGTTTCCCAAGTTGCCGGTTTGCTACTCTCAATGATAGCAGCAAGGTCTTCGTGCCACGTAGGTTTTATATTACCTAAACGAAACATCGCATGATTCGGTTCATCTACGATTGTAGGATCAAAGTGATATGTACTCTTTGCTTTGGTTTCGGTCCAACTTGATTTAATGATTTGGGGTTTGGGAGTATAATCGTAGTTCAACACTTTTACCTTGATATCGTGGTGCGTGTAGTCTCGTTCTTTGTAGTCAGCGTGTTTTGGAAGACGCAATGCTTCAAATAACGCAGACGAGTGTGAAGAAAAATCTAGTCCGTATTTTGAGTTAGACCATGCTGCCCCAATATCAGTGTTTTGTTCATCAATGATCTTCTTCATTGTGTCTAGGTCTTTGTAGTAGCTA